TCCGGCTTTCATGGTTGACCTCATTGCGGGCATTAAGTTGTTTCCAATGCAGGAGGTGATTCTCAAGGGATGGATGCGCAACGACTACAACCTTGGGGTATGGGGACGTGGTGTTTCAAAGTCATTTACCGTCGCTCTCTTTGCAATAATCTGGGGTATCCTCAATCCCAAGAACCGTATAGTGGTTGTAAGCTTTGCCTTCCGTGCCAGCCGCCGCATTTTGGAGCAAGTGGAGAAGTTCATCAATGACAAGGATGCTTCGCTCTTAAAAGCATGCTTTGACAAGGATATCCAACGCAAAACGGATGAATGGCTGCTCAAGCTTCCCAATGGCTCTACAATCCAATGTTTGCCCCTTGGAGATGGCAAGAAAATTCGTGGTACTCGTGCGGATACGCTGATTGTTGATGAGTTCGCTTATCTCCCCGAGAGCATTATTGGTGAGGTGCTTCGTCCGTTCTTGACTGCCAACAACAAGATCAAGGAGCAGGTTGAAAATCGTGAACGAGAGGATAAGCTGATTGCGCAGGGTGTCATGACGGAAGATCAACGCACCACGATTGACGACTTCAAGAAGGTAATCTTTCTCAGCTCGGCCTGCTTTGAGTTCGAACACATGTTCAAGCGTTATACAGATTGGGTCAACCTGATCATGGACAACAAACGAACGAAGGAGATCAAAGACTCTGGCATGTCATACTTCGTTTCCCGCATCGGCTACGAAGCCGCGCCAGACGGACTACTCAACATTAAGGAAATCGAAGAGGCCAAGAAGGACATCTCGGAGGCGATGTTCAAGCGTGAGTATGGCGCGATCTTCTCCGGCGATTCTGACGGCTATTTTCGTGCATCGAAAATGTTCGATTGCAGCGTCAAAGATGGTGAACTTCCATGTCTCGAACTGGTTGGCGATCCAAGGGAAGAATATGTTCTCGGCATCGACCAAGCGCTATCTGGTAGCGAGGGGTCTGACCACTTCGCCATGTGTCTCATGAAGCTGGTGAAGAGGCCCACGGACGAGCGACGCATAGGTATGGTCGTGCATTCATATGCAATAGCAGGCGGCAACTTGAAAGACCACATGACGTACTTCCTATATATCCTGACTCATTTCAACGTGGTCTACATAGCTCTGGACGCTTCACAGGGTGATGAGTTGGAGTTCGTCAACTCGTGTAATCAATCTCAACTCTTCAAGAAGAAGGGTATACAACTCGATGCCATCGAAGCCGACTTCAAAAAGGACGACTACAAGGAAGTGCCCGCTCAAATCCGCAAAAGTTACAACAAGACAGCGGGCCGCATACTACAGAAGCAGCCATTCAGCTCCGCTTTCCAACGCGCGGCCAATGAGTATCTACAGGCGTGCTTCGATCATAGGCGCATTATATTCGGTGGCAAGATTGGTGCCAATGATGGTTCTGTAATCAGTAATGCGCTAAACGTTGATTTGGAAGACCTTCAATCTCATGCTGATCTAATAGATACAGAGAGTAAGACGTTGAGTAACACGGCCTTCATTGAGTTACAGGATCGTCTACTCGATCTCACCCGTAAAGAATGTGCGATGATCCACGTGAAGAGCACGGAACTTGGCACCATGACGTTTGGATTGAACCAGCAAGCTAAGCGTACAAGTGGTCCGCAAAAGCAGAGAAAGGACTCATATAGCGCTCTATTACTATGCAATTGGGCGGTCCATTTATACGTCAAAAGCCTTGAGATAGAGGTACAAACCGGGCCACAGGATTTCCCATATGTTTTGGTCTGATAAATTGTCACTTTAAGTGAGATTCTTGTATAACCCACTATAGTTTCTGTGTAACTGCAAAGTACAATGGCAAGAACATATAACAAAACCAGTCCGTATTGGGAACAGCGTAAGGCTGGATTTGTAGCCCCAGCAGCCGCCCCAGCATCTACAATCATCAATACCGTTGCTCCGGCACCCGTGATACAAAGCAAACCCTTTCCCGACGTATCCTATGGTGCCACAGAGGCAAATGCCAGTGCAGTACCAAGTTCCGGCTCCAGCGGAAGAGGTCCTATCCAAAACAATCCGGGTACCGAACCCGACGCCTTTGCCAATATCCGCGCGATGCCTGTTCCTTACGCGGGATTTGGCGACAACAGGGCATATACGGGCGTCAAGGATGCCGTCGAGTTGTGCATGCGTGCCTACTCGGGAGTTCCGGCCATTCGCAATGCAATCGAGATTGCCACTGAGTTCTCCAATCAGCCGCTACACATCAAGACCAGCAATGAGACCGTGCGCATCTTCTTCAGAGAGTGGTTCCATGCCATTGAGATGCACAAACTCAAGGAAGAGTTCTTTCGCGAGTACTACAGGTCCGGCAACGTGTTCATCTACAAGTTCAGCGGCAAGTTCGGCCCCTCGTACTACAAGAATCTTCAGGAAGCATTCGGCGCAAGAGACAATCGCATACCGATTCGCTATAGCCTTCTGAACCCAGCCAGCGTCTTCGTGCCCACGGGCCTTACCTTCCCCTATACATATACGCGTCTTCTCTCGATCTACGACATCGAACGTTTGCGTCATCCCATGACAGATCAGGACAAACAGGTGTTCAATGATCTGCCGCAATTTGTCAAAGATCAGATCAAGCAAACGGCTGCCTATCCGCTCGGTATCTTCATTCCGATGGACCCTGAGCGCCTGCGCTTTGCCTTCTACAAGAAGCAGTCGTATGAGCCACTGGCCACCCCAATGTGCTTCCCGGTTCTGCCATCTGTCGAATGGAAACTCGCCTTGACAAAGATGGACAGGCAATTGGCCCGCACCATAGAACATGCGATCCTTCTCGTCACGACCGGAGAGACCGGCACTCAATACAACGGAAGCAACGGCATCAATCCAAACAACATTGCCCGTCTGCAAAACATCTTTACCAATCAAACGATTGGTCGCGTGTTGGTGGCTGATTTCACCACCAAGGCGAAATGGGTTATACCGCCGCTAGAACAGATTCTTGGGCCAGACAAGTATGAAGTGGTCAATCAGGACATTCTAGATGGTCTGCAATCCATCATGGGCGGCAAGGATCAAGACAAGTTCGCCAACGCGCAGACGAAGGCGAAGATATTCATACAGCGTCTCAAGGAGGGGCAGGAAGCTTTCCTTCACAACTTCCTCATGCCCGAGATCATTCAAGTGTGTGCCGACATGGGTTTCCGTACCGTGCCCAAGATTAGCTTCCGTGAGATAGACCTGCAAGATGACACTGTGGTGGCACGCATCTATTCACAGCTCGGGCAGCTCGGCATCCTCACGGCAAAGCAAGTTGTTAAAGCAATCGAAACCGGCATCTTGCCGGACGCTGATGAGATGGACGCTGATCAGATCGAGTATCAGAAAGTCCGTGACAAGGGTCAGTATCTACCTCTGGTGGGCGCATCCATACAGGATGGACCACAACAAGAGGGTGGCGGCGCAATGGGCAGGCCGCCAACTGGTGCGGGAACCGGTCCTAAGATTCCCAACAAGAAGCCGGGACAGATAGGTGTAAGTAAGAGCGGAGAAGCGTTCTCGGTCAAAGCATACGCCGACAATCTCAGGGCCAGCCAAACACTTGTAGACGAGGTCGCCGCAGACATGAAGAAGCGTTTCAAGGTGAAAGACTTGAATGAGTCTCAGGCCCGCTGCGTCGATACCGTTGCAGACATCATCATGGCCACCGAGCCACGCAAACGTTGGTCCAAGGTAATAGCCTCGACCATCAAGAATCCGGTCATGGTTCCCACGGCAATCGCCAATGAGCTTGATGAGATAATGACCGAGCACAACGTGGACAATCGCGACGCAATTTTACTTAGACTCTCCAAGACAAAAGCTCCGTCTGACGTATAACCATCGGTGGATACGGTGTAATACCATAACCGCCCATGGCATACAAGTACGTTACCAAATTCACCGCGACGGCTCGAATCATCAATCCCACGGAGCAGGATAGATTCGTTGCAAAAGCCTCTCTCGCCCCTCTGAAGGGCATACTTCCTGCCGACGTAAATCCAGAGGATAGTCCCGACCTGCTTTTCATATCCTGCAATGGCGCGGTGGCGGGACTGGTTAACAAAAACGGTGATGGTGTCACCAATGAAACGGCGCTCGCTATACACGAGACGGCAAAGAACAAGTATATCACGACCGATCACGATAGGGAAAAGCCTGTTGGTGTGGTGCTCTATCCCGGCCTGTCTCGTTACGGAAGCAATGAACCACTTACCTTTGAACAGGCATCCGCCCTCAAGGAGCCATTCAACACTGCTTTCGCCGGGGTGTTATGGAAGACTATTAACCCCATGTTATCCAAGTATATATGCAACACTGGGGATGACAACATGGACTCGCTTTCCATGTCGTGGGAGATCGCTTTCAATTCCTACTCAATCGGTGTGGGTAGTCGTAACCTGTTTGATGCCAAGATCATAAAGGCTGACGATGCCAATTTTGCCGCTTACGACCGCTATCTCAAGGTAAACAAAGGAGAAGGCAAGGACCCATCTGGCAATGAGGTGTTCCGTATCATCGGAGATGATTCAATGATACTGGGTTACAGCATTGTACCAAACCCCGCCGCCGAGGTAAAGGGAATCCTTCCCCTGATAAATGTTGAGCCAAACCCCGTTAAAGATCCTGTCGATCATGATGACAAGGCTTCAAATATAGACCAAATCCCTCTTTCACAACGAGCTTATCTCGAAGAACAGCCGAAATCGGGACTTGGTTTTCACATCTGTGATATAACCATGGAGGATGGGCAGATTCACGAGGGGATTCCCGTGATTGGGTGCCGCTATATACCCGATCATATAGACGGTTCCAAGGTGGCCTCTCTAACAATTTGCAAGAAAAGTGAAGAAAATAATATAACTCATTCAAATGCCAGTGTAAACCCTGATACCGCAAATCC